TGAGCCTTGATTGCATCCCACAGATCTGGGAGGTACTCAGCTCCACGGCCATTCTCCCCCCACTCCCACCAGGTCTCACCTGGCATCTGGAGGGCATGAGCAACTCGATCGAATTCGTTGAGCTCAGCCACAGTCGGAGTCCATCCACCCTCAGAATAAGCAGCTCCCACAGGTACCACAGGCAGATCAGCCAGAGCCTTGAGCTCTCGCACAGATCTCCCCAGCTGATCACCTGAATTATGAGCTCCGACCCAATAGACCTGGGGAGCGTGAAACTGACAACGCCTCAGGAAATTATGCCAGGGTAGCTCAGGATGGAGGGTCGGGAATCGATAAGAGCAGAGACCGATCGGGATCGTCGGACAGCTGGATCTCAGGACCGTCATATATTGATCGGCCCAAGCTGCAGCTCCAATCCGTTTATATTCCTTTTCAGGATCGATGATCCATCCATCCGGTTTAAACCGATCGATATTCTCGACCGCTCTCTCAGCCTCTTTAACTGCTATGGATTGCCTGAGAGGATTGGCTCCATAAATATACTGCCATAACCAGATCCGGATCCCCACTGCCTGGAGAGCTGATATCGCAGGTCCCAACAGAGCTGGGCCGGTCCAGGATGGTCCGATCCCTTGATTCATATCATAGGTCCCATCAGCTGCCTTAATGCAGATCCAGGAGAGCTTGAGCTCCTGGGCCATTGCTGCCAGTCGAATCGGATCTCCACCGGCACAGCTGGCCAGTCTCCATATAAACATTCCTTTTCCAATAGGATTAATCATTTAAATATCACCTGGGCCTGGCCAGTTATAAACATGATGATCACTGCTATCACAACGGCCGTGAAGATCCCCAGCGCCCATTTCCAGATTTTCTGCATTGTGTCAAAACTTTCGGCTAATTTATCTACGGTTTTAGCCTGGATGTTGATCATGTCTTTAAGCTCATTAAGCTCTATATCATGCTCCTTAGATATACTCTCCAGATCCTCTATGCGTTTTGCGATGATAGGAGTCGTTTTATCACCTGCTCTTTCTAAAGACCGGATCCGATCCTCATAACATACCAATAAGGTTTTAACATCTTCGATCTTAGCTCCCAAACCCTGGAGTTGAGCTTTTAATGATTCATTACTTACACGGCCAACTGATTCATCTGGCATGGTATTAATCTCATGCTGGAGGACCTGAGATTCGAGCACTTGTCATCACTCCGATGGTCTTAAAATGCTCAAATAGAGAGGCAGCGATCGATAGAAATACCGTCGCATAGACGCCATATTCGACGACTGGTAATGCTCCAGATGGTATTAATTCAGCTGGGATCTGGGTGATCACAACCATCGCTATCCAGGCCAGGATCGGCAGAATATCAGTGTTAAGATAATGGAGCAAATATTCCCACTTAAAATCCTTCCCTATAAGAGAGAGAATCACACCGAATAAAAAATCAAATACGGTCAGGACCAGCAAGACGACCAGGCGAGGCCCAATCACAGCCCAGATCTCTCCAGGTCCTGGAAAAGAAGCTGCCCCAGCTGCCAGGGGAGGGCTGGCAGCCAGGGCATGCCTCAAAGGAGAGAAAATGACAAATAACACTGCAATAAATAGCCATAAGTGACGATTATTTTTGATCATTTGAGCTCCTTTTGATTTTTGTTAAATAAAAAGCGGGGCCGTATCTTTGAGATACGGTCCCGCCAGAAAACAATGGTATTCTGAGACCTTTTAATTATACATTAATTCAGAAAAAAATCAATCAGCAATATTATTTGTCATGCATGTATTTATAACTATGCTCTGCCTTTAACATCTGGACCTTCCCTTCTGCGACGATAATCTTCACATCTCCGTATCCAGTCTCGTTGATCACATCCTCGAGTAGCATGATTAACTTAAATAAAGGTATTAGTCCTAATAATTTTGTCAATCTGACTGTCACATCAATAGGATCGACCGTTTCTAGATCTTCTAATGTGAGATATTTATCCTTCCGCTTCATTATGGGACTCATTACGATCCATTATGAGGCCTTGAGATCCGATCACCACTCGAGCTGGAATGACTGGAATATAAACAGTCGATCGGCCAGTGGGCCAGGTCCGATGATAAACTATTTTCGGATCAGATCCATATTTTCGACGATCAGCTGCAGCTGCAGCCTCTGGAGATGGCTCCGCACAATACATTCTGAAACAAGTCTCCGGAGGCAGCTCATTAATATTTTTGATCTCGATTATCTCCATCGTTTAATCCATTTCCATAATGACTCATCCGGTCCCCTTTTTGAGCTGCCAAACATAAACCAATCACCAATAGACCGATATTAGCTCCACAAAATAACCCGATCACCAATCCCCACCAGAAATCCATGAGATCTCTCCTTGCCTTAATACTATAGCACCTATCATTATGGGCATCTATCCCATGTCCGCACTCGCAAACTATTTTAATCATTTTTTGCTTTCACCATTTGAGAACAGGGACGTTCGAAATCGTCTAATCTGATATCTCATGGAATAAACTGCAAATGAAATCCGAGCGCATTCGCAATATCCGCTAATCTAATGGCATGGTCAATGCAAGCATACTTCTCATCCTGCCAAGGCCATGTGTATCTAACGACAGGCATTTCACTACAATTTACTTCGTTCATTGCTCCCACTCTCCATATTTCGCCCTTTTTTCAGCATCAGTTAGCTCGATCGATGTTTTCGGAGGATCCTCTCCCTGCTCCATTCGCATGATCGCCAGCCCCTTGGAATCCTTTTTCTTCAGACACTTCAAGTGGGCACAGATATACCCCGGGTTGACGTGGCTCATCCTTGCCAGCGCCTCAGTTCGCGGATTTCTTCCGATCCCCTGCTGTTTAAATTCTTCCAAGTTGGCTTCGAAGTCGGAATTTCTCCGATTTTCCGCATTATTACTTATTACTACTACTGAATCAATTAAATCATTATTAATTAAAGTAGTAGTAATAAGAGAGTCGGAATTATTCCGACTCACTCCGGATTCAGGATCCTTATTTTCAGGATCTGCCTGAACTGCCGGCTCTTCGAGCGCCAGTTCCCTTGGCTCTGGAGCTGCACGTCCAGGACCTCCCTCCAGGGCCAATGGTAAAGGCAGCTGATTCTGATTATCCTGAATAAGAGCCCAGCCTGATCGGGTATGATTGACCAGTCCGATCTCTTCCAAATAGGCCAGCGCCTGGCTCACCGGTTTATCTGAGTATCCAGTCGATCTCTCGAGGAATTCCTGAGAGACCCTTTGCTGAGCATAAAACAGGACCCAGAGGATCGATAGTGGAGCTCCCTTGAGCTCTCGGACCATTCTGAGCGGATTGTCAAATCGAATTGTCATGATGTTCGTTCCATTACCCATTTTTTAATATTTTTTATTTTCCAATGTATTCTTATCTTATAATAATTTCGTACCGCTATTATTGATAATTTTATAAATTCATAAAATGATATTTTCGAAAACTCTTCATTTGCTTTTTCGTCATCTGCAATAAGTTCATCAATAACTTCCATCCTGATTTTTACTTCTTTATTAGTTAATTTTCCTTCTTTATATAAATAACCCATAAAATATTTATCTTCTTCTGCGATTATCATTTCCCCACTCATTTCGTCTGCAAGAACAATCCCTTTAATTTTGCCTTTTATAGTTAATCCCCAAAATAAGATAGGAACCCATATCCAACCATCTAAAGCATCAGTTTGCCTAAACAAAGCTTCACAATCATTCCCCGATATTATTTGAATAAATTTTTCTTTCATATTGTCTCCCAGCAAACTATAAAATAATTTGCACCGGCAGTCCCTGACATTCGCAGGCATTTGCCCTTGTAAAGTTCGTTTAGCATCCAATTCGGGTCGAGCAGATGTATAGCGGCATCTGCTCTGGGCGAATAAATGTGCATCCTGCCAGCGCATACACATCGGGCATATGCTCGATGACCTCCTCAATGGGCTTGTTCGCCATACATAAACTCAGCAGCCTGCAGCACCCGCAGCACGAACGCATCCCGCAGGTCATTGCCAAAAATGCGCCGCAAGATCCGCCTGACATCATTGAGCGTGTGTCCGGCCTCCAGTTCCTTCCCCAATGCGTCGTAAACCAGCGGGCATGTAGCCTCCAGCCACTCAGCACTCTGCTGATCAATCGCTCTCTCCAGTGGTCCTGCCTTCATTGTCATTTCCATACACCTCCGTCAATTCTTTAAGAATCGCCCTGGCCTCCCATTTCACCGCTGCCAGGATCGGATTATCCGCCATCGGACCCATCCAGCCGCAATTGCATCCCACGTAATACTCCGTTTTGTCATGCATATAGCTGATCACCTTGCTCCGCATCGCCAGCTTATCCATCTTTCCGCATCCCGGGCAGTTTTGGGTCACTTCCGCCTGGCGTAAATAATGTTTTTCGTAATAAGGTAATTTCATCTGAGCCTTTTATTCCTCATCAGGAATATCATCGACCGGCATATGGCTGTCAGGTCGCCAGGGGATCAAGCCGTACTCCTCAAGCCCCCTCCGCACCATCATCGCCGCCTGGTCCTTCGGATCCCGCCTCTGTCGCTCCGCCAGCTTTATCAGCGCTTCTATCTCTTCCAGGCTGATCATGATGGTAATGTGAATCATATTTTCCATTATTCTCACTCTTCAGCAGATGGTTCCTCCACCTGTGTTGACATATTTTTCTCTTTTGGAGCGACAGTTCTAAAACCCGTCTTGTTTCCAGCCAGGCGTTTAAATATTGCTTCGATATCTGACCGATCACTGGGATAGTTCGCTTCCATCACCATCACGATTTCGAGCGTGACCTTAGCCCCCATGTAATCGGCGATCGTCTCAATTAGCCTTTTAAGCTTTGCCTCTCCGGCTGCATTCGTCGCTGGAAAAGTAATCGATTTCGTTCCATTCTCGGCCATAACATTCTCCTTTTATCTAAAATAGTGATGCTTGTTTTTCGGGGGAATATCTTCCCCAATATTTCTCCGCTGCATATCGCATGGCTCTCATCTGCTTCGCAAAATCCCCCAGCCGGCTTTCCTCCTCATGCTTGATGAACTCTTCCATCTCCTCTAAATTTTTAGCCAGCCAATATCCGCCTCCCAACCCGCCAGTCGAACAGATCCAAGAGCCAGGCGTGCCCGATTTGCGTATCTTGTTGATACATACTCTTATCGGGCGATCATCTTTATCAATATAATCGAAACCCATGCTTGCCAGGTCTGATATTAATTGGGACCTCGAGACCGCATTCTCCCTTCCTATGTGAAAATCGAGCTCCCTGCGGATCGCCCTCTCCATCCCTGCCGGCAGGTGGTCGATCATTTCTTTAACATTGACCCCGGCATTGTATCGAGCATTCTCTCCGTCAATCTTCCTGCTCATTCAGTCATCTCCTTTGGATGACTGACAATGTCCGCTTGGGTTCATTGACATCCTCCAACAACCACCTTTAACCATGATCTTATGGCTCTCTGTATCATCAGAAATCTCGATCATCCCCTTACTGACCAGTTTATCGAGGTAATATGCGACCAGTGAGGTGCTTGAGATATGGCAATCCCTCGCGATCAGACGAATACTAGGAGAATTTCCGTCGTGTTTAGTCTTATAAGAAATGATGTACCGATAGACGATTTCTGATTTATTGTCAGACATAATAGTTATTGGATCCCGTTATCTGAAACAATAGGTGGTATGCTGCTCGATGAATTCAGCCAGATCTCTTCTCGTGACACGCCTTGATCTTCCAAAATGGCATGCACTCATCTCGCCTTGCCTGATCATCTTATATACCGTGCTTTTATCCACTTTTAGTTTGGTGGCCACCTCTTCGATGGTCATTAGATCGAGGTCGTCAGTGGATGGGCTTTGTCCTAGAGCCATATCATTGCCAGACTTGCCAATTTATCAAGGTCTTTTTCACCATGATTGAGCTCGCTGAGGATTGATTGCCAGACCGAGTTTCTTTTACTTTCCTCCAGTTTGAAATAATCATTGGGAAGTTTTGAAAGCAGGCTAACGAATTCATCCTGCAGTAACATGCTCACAGCGTGCATTGCATAACTCATATAGGGCCTCCCTCTTTATCCTTTATGTAATTATTTTCAACTGGTCAGGTGTGTAATACCCAGGCTTCAATACTGCCAGGATCTCCAGCGCCATCGTTCGGCGCCAGTCGTCATTATGGAGTGCAATTGCAAGCATAAAATAATAAGATGGCCTCGTAACCTCATCCTCCCAGTTCTTGATCGTCTGATAAGTAATCGGTTCAGGCATCCTCTCAGAAACTTCTGCGGCGAAGGTACGGAGGCTCTTTTCGCCCCGATATTTTGAAATGATTGTTGGAATGTTCATATCACTATCGATTGTATTGATTACTCACATTGGTTAATTATTAACCATTATACATAATTGTAAGGATTTGTCAATAGTTTTGATACTATAATTAATAAAAATGATCCAAAAACAAACTGGTTTCAGCGATTATCTCGAGAAGCAATATTTACTTTGGCAGATGGACAATGGCAGAGCCAGCATTCGCCAGTTCAGCCGCTGGTTGAATATAAATCATGCACTCGTCACACAATGGATGAATGGAAACGGAAAGCCGGGTTTAGGTTCTATGCGCAAACTTGCTGTAAAATTAGGCCCGGAGGTTTACGATATAATGGATGTTGCTCATCCGCCAAAAGCCATAAATGAGCTCGAGGAGATTTATCACATCATTTCCCCCAATGATTATCCAACCCTCGAGCTTGATTTTGACCGCTGGCTCGAGCAATGGTTGAAGTCCCACGGTTATAAACGCTTGAAATAGGGTCAGTTACTCAGAAACGTAATCAGGAGGTAAAAAATGGACGGATGGGGAATTGGGATATTTGTAGTGGGATTAATTTTGTACTTTGTGACCAAGAAGAAACCGATATTCTTATTTATCAGCGGGATTGGAGCGGGTGTCCTGATCGGTGCACTTTGGGCTTACTATTTGGTGATGAGTTACTAGATTTTATTTAATAAATCCCCAAGCATTACGAATAATAGTGTTCTCAAAGGAGGATGCTGATAATATGTCCGCTGAATTGACGTGCCCAAAATGTCACAGCCATGATATTAAAGTGCAGGTTGTCGAAAAAGTTGAGACGAAGAGGAGAGGATGTATTGCCTGGATCTTATGGATTTTATTGGCAATATTAACCCTGGGTCTGATCATTATTATCCCTCTCATTACCAACAGTAAAACCCGAAGTAAAACCATAAAAATGGCCGTTTGTCAAAATTGCGGTAAGACATGGAAAATTAGATAGGACTATTCTCAAGAAACGATAAATGACCAACACCCTTTATTTTGGTGATAACCTCCCCATTCTGCGCTCCATGCCGGCCAATTCAGTCGACCTGATCTATCTGGATCCGCCTTTTAATTCATCTAGATCATATAACGTCCTTTTCAAAAATGAAAGCGGGATATCCTCTGATGCACAGATCACCGCTTTCGATGACACCTGGCACTGGGGACCTTCAGCTGAGCAGGCTTACCTCGACATCCTCCAGGCCAATCCAGGCACTGTGGATGACCTTCTGGCTGCCTTGCGTACCATCATCGGTGAGAATCAGATGCTGGCTTACCTGGTTATGATGGCAGCTCGTCTTGTGGAGCTGCAGCGAGTGCTTAAACCCACTGGCAGCATTTACCTGCATTGCGATCCAACTGCTAGCCATTATCTTAAAATTGTATTAGATTCAGTTTTCGGGTTTCAATACTTTTCTAGTGAGATAATCTGGAAACGAACCAGTGCCCACAGTGATTCGAAAACTTTAGGAAATTCCCATGATATTATTTTATTTTACACTAAGAGTAGGGAATTTATCTGGAATAAATTTTATCAACCATATGACGCCAAGTATACAGAAAGCCATTACCGTTATACAGACGAAAATGGAAGAAAATTTCGAACTGGGGATTTAACAGCAACCGGTTTGTCAGGTGGTGGATATACTTACGAATGGAATGGGATAACAAAAATTTGGCGCTGTCCTAAATCACGCATGCAAGAATTGCATGATTTGGGCAGGCTTCATTATACGAAATCAGGTGGCGCAGAATATATTCGTTATCTTGATGAAATGCCAGGCACACCCTTACAAGATATCTGGGATGATTTGCCTCCCATAAACTCACAAGCTGCTGAGCGTTTAGGATACCCGACTCAAAAACCATTAGCCCTATTAGAACGCATCGTTCAAGCTAGTACCAATCCCGGCGATCTTCTACTGGATCCCTTCTGTGGCTGTGGTACTGCAATTGCAGCTGCGGAAAAGCTTGGCCGCCACTGGATCGGTATTGATATCACCTACCTCTCCATTAATCTTGTAGAGAACCGCATGAAAGCTATGTTTCCAGGGATCCAATTCGAAGTGGTTGGCAAACCTAAGGATCTTGGCTCAGCTCGTGACCTGGCCCAGCGCGACCGGTATCAATTCCAGTGGTGGGCGCTATCATTGGTTGGTGCCAAACCACTCGGCGGATTCGAATTGGGAGGTACAGGTAAAAAAGGCAGTGACAAAGGCATCGATGGAGTAATAAACTATATCGATTCAGCTAAACAGGAGCTCAAGCGGGTCCTGGTCCAGGTTAAATCAGGTCATGTTAATAGCGGTACGATCCGAGATCTCATCGGCACATTGAACAATGAACATGCCGAGATCGGTGTATTGATCACCCTCGACAATCCAACTCGGGATATGACTACGGCTGCATCCACAGCCGGATATTACAAATCAGAGTTCTGGAATAGATCCTTCCCACGCTTGCAGATCCTAACCGTCGAACAGATTTTAGCCGGAGCTATGGTCCAAATGCCTCCCGAAACAGGCACATTCATGACTGCCCAAAGAGTGAAAGAAAATGAGGGTAAGCAGCGAAAGCTTGACCTTTAAAGCACACCGCCCCATCTCTGGGGCGGGGCCGGCAAGTGGAACTGAATCGCCATTACTACTTTAGGTTTAGCTCAATAAAGAGCTGCATGCTAATAATATTATAACACAATTGTAACATTTGTTAATAGAACAAATAATCTGCGCCCCGGATGAGATTCGAACTCATAACCTAAAGCTTAGCATGCAATTGCTCCAACCATTGAGCTACCGGGGCACATAATCATCGTAACATGGAAACGATGAATTTCATAGTGGATGAAATCTTAAAACAAACTCGAGCGCCATTAAAGCGCCTTTAAAGCGCCTCCAGAAACCACATATACCACATATACCATAAAAAAAGCCTCAGGATCTCAATTCTGAGGCTTTTTCATCGACTAGACTCATCTAGAATCATCTATTCCCTGATATACCAAAGCGTAGCATCTGACTTCGGATCAGACGGTTGTGGGTTCGAATCCCGCCGGGGGCGCCAATTTATCGAGTAGATTCTGCCAATTTTCCCAGATTTTCATAATAAGGCCAAATTAAAGCGCCTTTAAAGCGCCTCTGGAATGAGCCAGGATGGATCCCTGGGGAATAATAGTGACTTTGTGACGTCACAACGTCACATTGTGACGTCACAGGGTATCATAAAGAAGGCCGTTCCCTGGAGAACTGCTTGCACCTGATCAGCTATTCGGTTTAAACTGTTTAATGTTAATGGGAATGGGTGAGAGAATATCGTCCATCACCCGAGCTGCCTCATCCTGGGAGCCTGGTATGTAATGAGCATAAGTGGTCATTAAGATCGATAGTGAGTGACCCAGCATCCCAGCCACGATCACCGGAGGGATCCCATGACTGAGCATGATCGAGGCTGCCGTATGCCGGCAGTCATGGAAACGGATCACCGGCAGTCCGGCTAGCTTGGTCAGAGCTGGGAATTCATGAGAGATCCGATCAGCTCCGATCGGAGTGCCGACCATTGATGGAAAAACAAGATCGTTATCCTGCCAGGCATCCCTGGCCATTTTCCGCTCAAGATCGATCAGCTGCAGCTGAGCTCTCAAATGCTCAACCACTCCCTGGCCCAGCTGGATCGAGCGCTTTCCCAGCTTCGTTTTCGGAGACTGGAAAACAAACCCTCCACCGGCTGGGTGAAAACACTCTCGACGGACCAGGATCTGGCTTTTACTCCAGTTAATATCTTTCCACTGTAGGCCCAATAGCTCCCCTCTCCGCATGCCGGTCCCCAGGGCCAAATAATAAAAATGCTCATTTTTATGACCCCGGATGAAATTCAAAAACTGAGCGACCTGGTCCTCATTCCAGATCTGGATATCCTTTTCTCCTTGCCTGGGAAGCGCACAGAATTCGGTCGGATTTCGATGGATCAGGCCCAGGCGCTTGGCTTGCTCCAGACACCCATGCAGAACAATGTGAGCGAGCCTGATCGTCCTGGTCCCTTTTCCGGAAGTCGATAATTGATCATAATAATCCTGGACCTGGCCGGAGGATAGATCTCGCAGCCGGATCCTCCCCAGGTTGGGCTGGAGGTATGTTTTAACGATCGATGAATATTGCTCGAATGTCGCCATCCTGACCTGAAGCTTTTTATTCCCTAGCCACCCTTCCATAAATGTCCCCAGGGTGATCCTCTCATCGTCATAAGATAAACCCTGATCCACCTGACCCTGGATCTTTCGGATCCAGTCCCTACAATCCTGCTGCCTCTCCGAATAATGAGATAATCTACCTCCGTTAATTCGGATTTCAGCTCTCCATCTTCCATTGGCCAGCTGCCGGATCGATCCAGTTCCACGCTCTGTATGTTTCTTCATAATCACCCAGATTGTAGAAATTATAGCATAATTGTTTTATCAGATCATAATCATCATGCAGCCGTATCTTGAACTCGATCCTTTTTCTCAGCTAGAACTGAAGCTGCAGATGGAGCGGATCCCAGGTCGGCATTATCGAATATAAAACATAAGGACATTTTACTTCTCCTTAAGCATCCATTCGATAGCTATAACCTCATTTGGCGCCAGTTCGACTCCATCCAACGCGGTGAGGTCAATCATGTATGGATCGATCTTCACCTCCTCGTCGAGGAGCTCCAGATGCATCTTTTGCCACTTCTCTCGGTCCTCGTCAGGAATGTCGTACTGGTTTGTTTTCGGGTTTAGTTCCCAGTTCTCCTTGAGCAGCTTAACTCGTGTCTCATCATAAGTCACAAGCTCGGGTGTTATCATTTTAACGTTCTTAGCGATAGCGTAGGCCACCTTAGCCGGCATCTTCTGGGCCATAAGCCGCTGTAAAGCTGGCTGTGCATTTAGCAATTCAACTAGTTTCATCTCAAATCTCCTCATCTGTCAAAGATATAAACCTATATATAGTATCCCCAAATTTCAAGAAAAACCTCCATCGTCGATGCACCGGAGGCAAGATTTTGAAAATAAACGTCACCATTCCCATCACAAGGGACTGTTAAACATCCACGAGCATGAGCGCCGGCTGATAACCCTTGTACTCCCACCACCAGTCCCCGATAGTTGGTATTGTCAGGAGCCATAATAAACCAGTAATCACCTGCAGCTGAGTCAGATATTTCAACCCTGAATAATACCGCTTTTATGTTTGCTGGCGTTCCGAACACTGCTGAAAGATCGATCAGCGTTTTGCTGGTTGTACTTCTTAAATCTCCATCCCAGCTTGTCGATGTTAGAGGTGTCGTGAGTGGAACGAAAGCATAACAAGAAATACCACTTCCGGCAGGGTATCTAATCATAGTGGACCCCATGTGAACAGCGCCCTGTACCACTAATATATCGCTACAATCTAATCTTTGGTGAATAGTAACACCTACGTTATCCACAAATGTCATTTGTTCAGTAAAGGTAGTGCTAACTTGTTTGCCTATCTGAAGTTGACATCCACTATTATCGGCTCCATAAAAGATACGACCGGACACCGGACTACCTAGTCCCATCGCAAAACCATAATTATAAGTACCTCCCCAAACAGTTAAGGCGGCAGGGTTAACCTTAAACATTGTAGTTGTGCCTAAGACAAAACCCAAATAGGCATTTGCCAAAGCATAGCCAGAATACAAAACCAGTTCCGCCTTGACCCCAGTTGATCCTGTAATCGCTCCAGCCGAGAGTGTAAGAGCGTTGAACACGGATCCGTCACCCGCAACCGATGGCATTCCTACATAGCCATACCGTTCACCACTACCGGCACCATAAGCCGCATACACTTGCAAATTTCCCGCATCTGTTGAGTCAAGGCTGGCTGTTACTATAAATTTACCAGCAAAAGTTGATAGTCCACCAACCCTAAATCCAGTACTATTAATAGCAGCAACTCTTGGCGTACCAAGTAAAATCTTAGAATTAGATGTATCAACTGTAAAGACTGGCGTACCGGCAGCGTTCTTAAAATCCATTCCGGTACTATTAATTACGACTTGCGGTGTGGTTGCCGCCCCAACTGTTATTGCACCAGCAGCCGTTATTTGAATATTTATTAAATCTGTGGCTGAACTATTCCTATAAACAAAATCCATGTGTCCATCATACAACTCAATCCTGCTATGACTGTTTGCCACCTCCCCAATCCTAATCGATGGATAACTTGAGAAAAACATTTGCTCGACACCGGCAGCATAAAACGATATCTGGTCGGCGGTTATTGTCATGTATTCGCCGGAGGCTACTTCTCCCAATGTGATTGTCCCTGCCGTTGACAGAGACATTTTAGTATAATCAACGCTGGCTGATCGAGTTACAAAGTTGATCTGCCCAGATGATATTTCGATACGAGATTTGCTATCTGCATACTCGCCAACTCTCAACGTTCCGTTAGCAAACCATTGAGCCAAATTTGTATTAGCTCCGCCCGTTCTCGACCACATTCGTATTCCTTCAACCGAATCAACTGTTAGAAAGCTTGATGCGGCTGTTGGATGATATAATCCAAAAGCTGCTCCGTAAGTATCAGAAGCCCCATAGCCATAAAGACCATTCAAGTTGCCAATTGCCCACGTTTCTGCAAGATCATTGAAGTTTGTTCCCCATCGGTAAACACCCTGGATAGTAGGCCCAATATGCGTCGCAGAACGTAAAGAACGAAGTGAGTAAAGATCGAGATAACCATCACCTATTTGACCGGTATTTAGAAGAGCGTCCCCTGCAAACCAATCGTTTGCTCCTGTTCCATCCAGGTTGCGAGTACATGAATAGTAATAGCCTCCTGTTGTTGCTATCGCCGCTGATGTAATTCCAATAAACTCAACTTTGCCGTTTGCCTCCATATAAGCAATATCGCCGCTCACCATTTGATTGTGCTTGACGTAGATAACACCCCATTCGAGCGTTACCAGATCAAAAGACGCCACGTATGTGTTTGTAGCTGGACATGCAAACCCGATCTTGATCGAAGTACAATTTAATGGTATTGCAAAAGCTATAAGTTGTTCAGCCCATGTAAGTGACGGAGTCGGTGTAACCGTCCAATCAACAATAGCGACACCATTTGTAGCATCCCAAATTCTATATCTGCCTGGGTAAGTCACATTCGAAACCTTTTGATAAAAACGCAACTGATAACCAGCCGAATCTACAACAGAGATCGCATCACTTTCGACGGTTGTATAGCCCCCACCAGTACCGGCTGTTAGTTGAGCGCAATATGTTTCTGAATAACCTCCTGTCTGCCGTACAATTGTTCCTGTCCCTGCGTATTCATCCCAATTTGCAAAAACGTCTACTCCACCTCCACCCGCCGTTTCGAAAGAGTTATTCGATATCGTGTTGATACTTGAAACCATGTTTTTTATCAACATTGTTGTCGGAGACACTAAAATCCGCCCACCAATCGTTGCGATCGTATCTTGAGCGACCAGTGTCTCGACCCACAACTCGGCTGCATGGAGTGTCAAATACTTTTTATTCATCATGCCGAGATTGATATCATAATTCGTCAACGGGAGTACATCGTTGCCAGCCGGATCAAAAGTAATATCACCGGTTGGTGCAAGAGTTAAATTCGCTCCGCTTTTATCCGAAATAGTATCAGTCTTTAATCGAACCAGGGTCAAATAACCACTTGCATCAGTGCGCAACACTGCAATAGTCGCACCAGGATCACTTGCTGTAGATGCCCAGGCTGGCGTATAAGGAGTATCTCCGGTCAATGGAATTTGCCATTGAGAAACTCCGTTTGCCAGGTTTACTGCATCTGCTGTCTGCGCAGTCACCGAAATCATTGTTCCGGCTGTAATATTCAAAACACCTGCTGCATGTGCAAGACCGGAACCGGCCAATGTTGACAAACTTCTCCAACCGGCTGTCCACGGCGTAGTAGTTGACCCTATATAACCATAGTCTGCCGCTCCTGGTGTTATTCCAACTGTATCGGGATCAATTGTTATTAATGTTCCAGCTCCCACGGCCAGGCTCACATCACCGGTCAGATTTCCTCCACCGGTCAGGCCGGCTCCGGCCGTGATCCCCTTATTCAGCTGATCAGCCTTGAGTCCAACCACCGTCTGACCCTGGCCATCAGCCGCGATAATAAATGGAGCGGTCGCAGAGGTAGGATCGAAAGTATGAACAGCAGTGATCGTCCTGGCAGTCGTATTATGGACATATTGTGTATGATCATCACTCGCCAGGCCACTGAGATTATGATGCTCATACGGAGTGACAGGGACCATTTCCTGAGCTGCCATTTTTATAAATGGTCTCAGTCTTTTGGCCAGGGTAGTGATATTATTTTCGTCAGCCATCTCTGGGCCTCCCAATCTGGAATGGATCAATCCAACCTCGAGGCGTCAGGCTCAGCTGGTCGTCAGCCGGAGTATATTCGGCCTCATCGATAAACATTTTTGTTGGATCGGCCAGGCGTGAAGTATCCACGGATCCTGGAATAATATCCTTAAATCGAGCCCAGATCCCCACTGGACAGGAATCTTTCCGGATCTCAGTATTATAAGGATCCCTGAGAGATCCATCCCTCAGGATCAGATTAGTGGTCCCAGTGAGCTGAGGCTCCTCGTAAAGGATCATTTTTCGAAATTCATCGATCCTGGCAAGCATCCTCCGATAATTATTCGATCCCATTTTCATCAGCTCCGTGATCTCATAATAGGCATTCGCATTCCCATCCCTCACAGATGCAGTATAAAGACCGCTCCGATTATCCACCCTCATCCCCTTAAAGAATTGACCGAAATTCGATCCAAACGTGGAGATCTGCTGGGAGGTTTCGATCGAATCATTCGAATAGATCCGGAATGGCATATCAGCGCTCACTGCAGTCCAGGTCGATCCATCACTTTTCAGAAGATCTCCCAGGGTGTATTGAGCAGTACCATCGAGCTGGAGCTGGTAATAATTGGCCGCGTCCTGGCTGCCAGATCTGGAAACTTTAATAAAATAGGAATTATAGCCAGTCAGATCATAGGCCGTGACCGCGATATCTTTCCAGGCATAACTGGTCCCCAGAGTCGAGCCGACCACGGTCCCAGCTGTGAGCTCAGCCCCTGGCAATCCGTCCACGGAGGACCACAAAGCGACCTTAAGATTATCGCCTGGAGATCCGACCTTTTTAACATACAGTGAGACCGAATAGAGATCGCAATTTCCGGAGAGCCAGATCCCCTGAGCCAATTCGTGAGCAGTATCATCTCCAACCGCTTGATTAAGGAATCCCTTCATATCGACTCTCTCATAACTATAAAATAATTTTGCAGGGATCGGAGCATATCTCCAGGCTAATGTGTCGAACCATCCACGGCAGATCAGCTGGGCCTCATTCTCCCCCTTTCCCCTGGGAGTGATCACTGGGATCGGATATTTTTTCTCAGCCAGATACTTATCGCGCGCAGCCAGGGCATGGGTCTCATTCGATCCACTGCAGCTGATCAGGATCTCACGCCGGCCATACTCAGCGACAGATCCAGCATCCTGAGACCAATTGGTTATTTTTGGAACACCCTGGGCCTGATCATCCTCATAAACTACCCCGACATAATTGGCCATTGAATCGATATTTATACCAACCGACCAAAGGCCAACGTCAATTTTTATCTCAGCGACAAACCCCCACCATACCGCGTCGCCTTTTTTAGATATGATATTGACCGGTCGCCTGGCATATTCGGCCAGCTCCCAGAGATCCAGCTCAGGTCCCCGAACGTAGATCTCAGCCAATTTCGGACCACCGATCACCGAATGAGAGTATCTCTGGACCTTATACTGGACCGGCAGAGGCGTCAGTAAATTATTAAAATTTCGCTCCCAAAATATAACATTCATATAGTCCGACGCCTGGGCCGATAGAATAATTTAACCGAGGCCGTTCGCACGATCTCAGCTATATCCCCGAGTTGACTGTGCATCAAAAAATGGAGCTTTTGTTTTTTCGCTGGATACAATTCGATCGGGCTGCCATAAGGGACCAAATATCCTGCCTTGTCAGATCCAGCTCCAGTGTCGATATAACAAACATCATTGAAACCATCATCGACCATCCTGGAATTATAGAGGACCCCATAGCCGGAACACTCGAGCAGTCTCCATCCATCCAGGGGAGTGACCTGCAGAAAATCGAGATTAATGTTAAAACTCGATCCGGTATTTTGCTCACCGGAGAGGATCAGATCGAGAGAGGCCAGACTGGTCTCGCCTAATAGCCAGGGAGGAATCCTTAGAGTGAACATATCACGGATCTGGAGACCTCTCGAGGTGTCCAGGGTGATCTGGCCAGTCTGCCAGATGTGAGTGACCGCAAACTCCAGCTTGAGCCGATATTTAACCTCAGTCCTGGGAGCCCCCCACCACCTGGCCAGGATCTTAAAATATCCTCCCTTGCAGGCGTTTAAATAAGCAGCTGAGAGGGTCCATTTATAGATGTCCTGCTCAGATCCAGAGATAAGGGATTTTTGCATATAATAGCCATTCGAGCAAGCGGAATCTGCATACTGGGTCCCCAGGCTCGAGCTCTCACCCTCCAGGATCGGAGAGAAATTATCAGGATCCGTCCAATTCTGGCCGATCCAGAGAGTATAAAGACGATTAGTGGCATAAGAATTCAACACCTCCAGCCTGGTCCGGCCAGGCATATCTCCCAGGATATCTGCAGCATCGATCTGGACCCAATTATCATGAGCCGGACTGGTCCCTCCGTCGTCATGATTATAGATCGTGAGCCCACTTGTCACCCTGGATCCGTTCCCATTCGTGAGAGGGACTGCATACTCGATCGAAGAGTCCCAATATGGTTTATGCTCGATCACGACCGTTAAAAGGACCTTATTCTGTCTCCAGTTTCGATCCAGATTTTTATCATACATCACCAAACCATCGACGATTTTTGATTGCCATTCCGGAATGGTCCCACCTGGATCATAAGGATCATCCACCGAAAAATAAATCCAGGCTGCCAGGGAATCATCGACATGCCGTCGGGAATGCTCCAGCATGAGAGTGATCGCTCCGATCTTAGCTCTCAGATCATCAGCTGAGGATCCCTTAATCAGGATCGTAAATTGATCCGAGACGCTCTCCGCTCCCTCATCTGGAGTCTCAGGGAAAAATCCATCGATCAGCTTATATCCATCCTCCTGGAGGTCCAGGGTCGTGGACTCATATTTAATAAAGAGCTGCATTGTCATAATTGACTCCTCTGGATCTCATTGGCCACATACCTGGCCAGGCGTCTCATTCCCAGCTCATTATCCGGAGCTCCCTGGATCGTCACATAGATCGGAGCCGGCTGCAGCTGGGCCTGGCCTAAACCAGATCCAATCCTCCCAGAGACGCTCATGCTCGCCTGACTGTTCAATCCAGAAGTTGACCGATTAAATAGCTGTTGCATATTCGCCAGTGAATTACCGAATTGTTCTCCTGGAGGTATCACGAGTACCCGCTCACCTGTTTTTGCAGTACCAAGAGGATAATTATCGTTTTCATACCCTGGTGGTATGATGATATTCAAGCCTCTTGCATGCGGACCACCCACATCCGGATCACGGACTTCTGTATAATGGGTCGTAATATATATTATTCTGTCCTTTAATTCGGCCAATCTTTCTCTATATTCTATGGCCGCGTCACGGGCTAATATTGCCTGCTGACGCGTTCTTCCCCATGCACTAGCCTGTCCATCTAATATTTTCTCTGCACCTGCGGCGTCTTCTGGATGATCTGCCAGGTAGGATAGGGATTCATCTGCCTGCTTCATGTAATCCAATGTCGCTTGGTCGACTAATCCCCATGCTTGTGATATCTGGTCAAGATATTCAATTTCATCCGCTGTCAGTCCACCGATCGCGGCACGTTGCTCCAGAATATCAAACATTATTTCTTTAGTAGCCCGATCATGCTCCGTTTCGTTGATAGTATATTGTCCCTTTAATGTGTCGTAATCTCCCTGCAATCCCAATATCTTTTCACCCAAAGGATTATATCCATCCCTAATTGCATTATCGATCTCTGTTTTAACATCCTGCATCTTCTTTCCAAGATCGCCCTGTGTCTTTACGAAATCTTCCGTGACTGGCCCTAATCGACCACTGATAGCCGCATTCATATCATCATAAGCTTGCATAAGTCTGCCGGCCTGCCTCTCAGATTCCGCTTGAGCCAGGTTGGCCTCCGATGTCTTTTTTGCTAATTCCTCTGTGGACAATGTAAGGTCTTCTGTTGCAGCTGTCACATCTGGTAATTGCTTACGCCGGATTGCATCTTGAACGTTTACCGCCTGGCTATACGCAATATATCCTTTATCAGTTTTGATAAGTTCTTGTAATACCGCATTATTCTGGTAAGTCTGTTTTTGGATTTCTCTGTTTATTTCAAGGTAGTCTTCCGCGGATATTCTTCCCTCATCGAATGCCTTTCTCGTTAAACGGAATACATAAGTAGTATCCATTTGAGATACTATTAAATCATTTAATCCCTTTGTAACACCGATAATTGCGGGCAATAATTCTTTTCCAAGGTTATATTTCAACCCGGCAACACTGTCTCCCAAATCATCCATTGCCACTTCATAATCACGCGATGCTTTGATGCTATCTTCGGTGGCGATCAGATTATCATTAATCGAGGCAGCTTGTTCTCTAAGAGCATCTCCGCCTTTCACCAGGATGGGAACTAGATTACCAAAGGATTTTCCATATAATTTAGTTGCATTTTCTATGAAGAGCGTTTTATCTGCGGCATTAACATATTCATCAGCAATTTTCGCCAGATTATCGATGGATGGAGTCACACCCTTCTTATTCATCATCTCCATAGCGGCTGTGGCTGTGTCTATATTTAATCCCCAGTCATCTGATACCTGGACAAGCCTGCTGGTTTCCTCGGCACTTAATCCAGTGAGTTGCATCGTCTCTCGGATCTTCTTGTTATAGTTCACTAACTCTGTGATAGATTTCTTAGAAATTGCTACGAATGCCGTCAGCCCAGCAACAGCCAGGGTAATGGGATTGGTCAGCATAGCGAACGCAGTACCCAGCACAGGCACTTGTTGTTTCAGATTGTCAAATTGCTTGCCCAGGTCCTTGAATACACCCCTCACCCCTCCCGATGCGTCTTTCATCCCCTTCAGACCGCGCTCTGTCTGCCCCAGCTCGGTCTGCAATTTGCCTAGTTTTTCAGCTTCCCTATTGAATTCGATCCCTGCATTTTGCGCCTCGACGCTGTTCTCCCCATGCGCCTTAGCTAATTGCTCAGCACGTATCCGCAAGGCATCCACTTTTTCTCCTTGCAGCCCGATCTCCTTGGTCAATGCCCCCATTCTAGCTTTTAATCCGTCAGCATTGTTCGCCCAATCTCCCATAGTGCTTGCTGTCGCCCGAAATTCACCCTCGACCAATTTTAACTCTCGGTTTATGGCTACTATTCCCTGTTTGAAGTCCGATGTATCGGCACCAAAACGAGCTGAAAGTCTGCTATCGCCCACGATTATCTCTCCTTACTCATAGCCAATTCACTTGATCTACATACGACCGCTGTTGCGCCGGCACCTTGCCTGCAGTTCCTGCAAAACGGGAGAGGAAAGAGAACAGAGATTCAATATCCGTACGGTCTATTTCTGCTAGCGACCATCCGAATGATTTAACCAATGTGATCTCCAGGTCCTCCAGCCAGTTTTCATCTTCCGCTTCCGTAACTATATTCTCAGCCTCGCTGCCAGGTTGATTACCTGATCTCTCCGACATAAAACTACCCGCCCTGGTCATGATATCCTGCAGCACCTGCTTCCGGTCGCTTTCATCCGAACCCCTCCGCAGCTCATCTATTGAGAATTGATTCCCGAACAGGTCCACGATCAGCCCCTCCAGCGTATCCTTATTGATATTGACCGGGGATTTGGCAAGTCGGATAGCCAGTTTCAGGAACCGCACAGGGATGAAATTGCATATATACTCCGCGACTACATCATAAGTATCCGGATCGTAGAACGTGAGTTTCAACGGTGCATGTGCCGGCATATACTCCATCCTGTTTTTATAGTTCTTCTAAATACTCAAAATCGAATGCGATCCCAAAATGTCGGGTATCCGTGTCATAATCTAATTCGCGTCCTCCAATAAACATAAATCCCGCAGTGATCATCGCTCCGATCACATCCGGAAGGCTTGCATTGCCTGTTCTGTTATAGATCGATACCTGTACCGCCTCCGATCTCAATACTTCCTTGTCATCTGCATGCAGCTCTGGATTGATGCTGAACACAAAATAAACAATATAGGTATCAGGGATTGTCGCTCCGCTGGCGACAATATATGCACTGGCAGACATTGGCAACCCCAATGGCGTAAGCGCAGTTTCAACTCGTTCCCATATCGTCGTTGTCACTTTTTTCTCTTTCTTTTTCTAATAGCTAATAGCTAATTGCTTCACTTTTTCAGCCACTCCTGAAATACGTCTTCCATTTCCTTCCTTGCGCGACCTGCGTCCTGGCATAGAGATGGACGGATAAAAGGTCTTGCCCTGATACCAGGCCTTGGCTTTCGTCTGGGATACTTGGAGCTCGGGGCTGTTCTCCCTCCAAATTCCCATACATTGGCGATCCTTGCATCTTCAGCAGATGAATCTCGCAAAACGCCCACATATAAATACCGCTTATTACCATCTCTTCCGATAGCTGATTTTCTGATCCTCGTCCGGATCCGTCCAAAAGGAGCCCTCCGTTGCATTCCGGATATAAATATATCCGCCCCCTTCTCCAGGCCCTCTTCAGCTATACGGTCGATATCCTTCCCGGCTTTAACTAGCTCCTCGAGATAATTTTCAAATCCTTCAAGCTTCAGGGATAATTTCATTTTTTCCTTTCTTTATCTGGATCGCCTTTATAAAGATCCTCCAGGAAGGTATAGAAATAGGCATAATACCTCCGCTTTTCCTCGACCCCCCAGGCAAGGCTGTTGACCTGGGAGATCGAGATTATTTAATTGATCGAACTGATCAGACCCAGATTAAGCGGTCGTAAAGTTAACGATCCCTTGCAACCACTGGCCATAGATATCCTTGACGTTATAAGCCAGAGTGTACGGAGTCGAGGCCGTGAGATTCGTATTCGGATCCAGGGTCATGACCTTTTTGGTCGCATCGAGCTGAGGATAACCACTTGCCATTGCAACTATAGTTCCATCAGCGGTCTTAGAGAGGCTGACCATATTAACCGCCTCATTGACCAGGGCATTATTAAAGGTCAGAACTGGGCTCTTAGTCACAGCGACACCGGTCGCGCCATCGGTCGGATCACTGGAGCTCAGGGAGAGAGCCGATGGAGCGCTCACACCCGGGACCTGTACCTGGGCAAACCACGAGGTCGCTGAGAAATTAGTCGTATCCTCATCACCGATCACACGCTTAACCGCGTCGGTCTTGGTTCCCAGATTCCACTTATAGACCGTCTTAATCGCCTTGCAGATCAGCCTAACCGTCTTGGGTGTAGCCTTGTCAGCTTTCGTGACCGCTCCATCCTCCGGAGGGCTAAACTGGACCTTTTGAAACCAGTAATACCGGTATTTTCCGTTTGACTTCATCGATCGGAAACCCAGCGCCATCCAGGGAGGGGTCCCAGCATTGTCATAAATACGGCCGGAGGCCGCATTAAAGACGGATCCCAGGATCTTGGCCAGCATTTCGCTAGGCACACCGGTTAAAGTGATCTCCATATCGGTCTCAGCCTCTGACTGAAAAACGTCATAAGGCTGATTATCAGCATACTGGGTCTCTTGGGATGCGACCGGTTTCATGGAGATCTCAGCTGCAGGGGCCAGGATCTCAGGGGTCCCTGATGTATAATCCGCAGCTGAGTCGACTGTGACCTCAGCCACATAGATCGAATCGAGCCCGATTATACTTTTATACTCGTCTGCGTTTGCACTGATTGGCATTTCATTACTCCTCTTCTAAAAATAGAAAATATAAGGCCAGACTATAGTGTCTGGTTGACCCCCGCCATTACCGGGGGTTGATTCGACTCGTCTCCAGCTTATAACGGACCGGCATTAGGAGTGTCTCCCTGTGATCACGACGTATAGTGTCTTCATGGGTTCACTGTTAGCCACTCCTGATCAGCTGCAGCTTGAGCTCGATGTATTCATGCCTCTGCTGAATATCATCCATCGAGGTAATTTCGTAATTGTTTCCATCCAAAACAACCACGCAGGTCTCATCGATATCGTCCCGGTACCGGATCGTCACCGTGGCTGCCCGCATGGCATTCATTGAACTCGCTGCCCAAGCTTCGCTCCCATGCACGTTCACCCACTTCGCCCACACCATCGCCAGAGGGATCAGGGATGGAGTTTGAAACCCACCAGTGCCTTCTACCACCATCCGTTTCTTGAGCGTGACCCTGGTCCTGAAATCCCCTGGATTAGTGACTTTCGTCCCTATTCTCATGGCATCTCTCCAGGAGGCATAACGTAAGCTGTAAACCACATTTCCTCCAGGTCCACGCCGGCGAGCTGCTGCAGGAAACCGTCCCAGGTGATCACGGTCTCAAATTTCGAGCTCTGATCACCGGAGATCCCCACTTTCCCAACCAGGCTGATCACCGTATCACCCTCATAGATCCCAGGGATCGGGATCTGGCCAGAGCCTGGCAGGCCCTCAAAAGTAAAGTAATAATGAGCCATAGCTCGGAGCTGGGATAGGCAGGCCTGTATATTCGCAGTCAGGACCGTCGCCTGGGATCCGGTCAGAGATCCTGGGTCCTCATGCCACTGGACCAGGATCCCCCTGGCCGCGCTCTTAGCCTCTTGAGGAATGATCGTCTCTGCAGCCCAGTCCCTGCCGGTCGCTCTTTTTATATAAGCATCGACTTGAGGTAACAGCATGACCATGAGAGGCTCATCCTCCGTGCATTTGCAGACGGCAGCTCCCTCGGCCGTGGTTAGAATATTCGGTCCAGCCAAAGGATTCCAATAAGATCCAGAGACCTCATAGATCAGATTCTGCTGAATCGTACCAGTCCCAATGATCTTCAAGGCCAATGGGCCGGCCGTGTCAGTCTCAGCTGCAGTGAGCTGATAGCTATACCATCCGGATCCGATCTCGTCTTTAACACCGGTCGAGGCAATAAAATCGGCTCCGTTTTTTGAGATCTGGACCGTGAATCCAGATCCTAGTCCAGCGACTTCGACTCCGGATGAATTGATCAGAACAAAATCGATCAGCTGCAGCTCGAGCATTTTAAGCATTGTCATGAGTTCATTCTCCTTTCCATTCCCACGAAGAGACCGATCTCCATTCCATCGGAGCTCATTCCAGAGGTCTGGATCATGACTGCATCACGACCGGTCAGGATATACATTCCCTTGCTAGTCGCTAATTTATAGGCCATGAGTAAGATCACCCAGCTCCCGACTAGAGAATAAGATCCGCAGGCTTCCAGGATTTTCCGTCCATAGAGTAGGATCTCATTATTTCGGGTCCAGGTAAATGATCCAGCAGCTGATCTCACCGATCGCCCAGCTGCCAGGATCTCACTTCCGGACAAAGTATAAGATCCGGCCGTGGTAAACGTCTTTCGAGCTGCCAGGATCCTGGCATTATTGCCGCTCCAGGTGAACGCTCCGACATTGGTAAACGTCTTTCGATAATATCTTAGATAAGCAACGCTCCCCGATAATACGAAATCACCCTTGGTTGTCAAAAGTTTATAAGCTAAGAAACCCGCACTATACGTCAGGATTGCATCGTTCCGTGTCCATACAAACCCAGCTGCCGTCGTCTTTACTAAATGGGTAAATCTCAATATCCCATTATTGCCACTCAAGGCGAATGTGCCGCTTGTGGAATATATTTTCCTGGATCTCAACAAGTAAACATTGCTCCCCGCAAGAGCAAAATTACCATTTGTTGTTTTTACTAAACGAGTTGATTTCAATACTGCATTACTGCCACTTAGCGCGTAACTGCCTGCCGTAGCAAATATCTTTCGCGCGCGCAGCATAAAGGTGTTACTACCAGTAAACGTGAACCCGCCCGCCGCCGTCCTGACTTGCCGCTTGAATAATAAGTACGCAACACTTCCCGATAATGAAAAGGCCCCGATAGTCGTTTTTAGCGGATATCCCCTCGCTAAAACTCCATTATTGCCCGCCCACGCATAAGATCCCGCGACTGTGCGCGTCTGCCATGTCCTAAGTAATATTACGTTTTTACCCGATAATATAAACGATCCAACTGTCGTTTGTAGTAAATATGCTGTCAAACCGTGAACGTATGTCAGAATGGCATTATTGCCAGTCCACGCGTAAGACCCCGCTGTTGTCCATACTTTGTACCCCCTCGCCAATATTCCATTATTGCCCGCCCAGCTATAAGATCCTGCAACTGTGCGTGTCTGCCGTGTCGCTCTTAACAGTGCATTTTGACCGCTCTCCGTAAATGCGCCAGCCGTTGTAAAAGTTTTTCGGGCAGCTCGTAAATTAGCGTTACTTCCGCTTAGAACAAACGCGCCAACTGTCGTCTGGATTTTTATAGATCTATAAAGTTTAGCGTTATTGCCAGTCAGCGCAAACGCCCCCGCTGTCACCTTAGTTAACCTTTTGAATAATAGAATTGCGTTACTGCCTGATAAGGCAAATGATCCAGTTGTTGTTTGAAGTACATACGATACTGCCGCCGTTGAATACGCAACTTCTAACATCAGCGTGTCCCAATAAGGGACAGGCGCATAATCCGTTGCGAAACCTACCCGCCCCTGTATTCCATTCACCAATGCCATTGTCCAGCCACCACCAGGATTTGGCATTATCTTTGATTTGTAAAATAAACTACTCTCTGACATATCCCCTG